CCCATTCGGACAAAAAACCCTAATCAAAAGGAATCAAATGGCAGGAGCAAAAGGCAAAAGCGGCGGCTATCGCCCTGGTGCTGGTCGCAAGCCAGCAGAATCCGTAAAGTTGAGCGTACCAGTGCCAGTAGCAGAGACATTGGCGCACAAAGACCCAAAGGTTTTTCTGCTTGCGCTGATGAATGATTTGGAAACTGACATAAAACTCAGGTCTGACGCAGCTAAAGCGCTGATGCCGTTCATGCACGGGAAGATTGGCGAAAACGTCAAGGATGCACGGCAGGATGCAGCAAAGAAAGCAAGCAATGGAAAGTTTGGGTCAGCGGCACCGCCGAAGCTCGTTGTAAACAACCGTGGCTGAATGGTCTACCGCTTGCCTTGATTGGGCTGACAGGCTCAAATCAGGGAAATCAATCATTCCTGCGCCTATCTTCCCTGAGCAATCAGAGCAAGCGCTAGCGGTATTCAAGGCGCTCAAGATCGTTGATGCGCCCGGTAGTCCAACTTTCGGCGAATCGTGCGCTCAGTGGGTGTTTGACCTGGTTGCAAGCATCTTTGGCGCATACGATTCAGACAGCGGGAGAAGGCTGATTACTGAATGGTTTGTGCTGATTCCAAAAAAGAACAGCAAGAGCACGGTAGCCGCCGGAATCATGATGACGGCGCTGATTCTCAATTGGCGACAGTCGGCAGAGTTCGCGGTGCTTGCGCCTACGGTTGAGGTCGCCAATAACGCGTATGCGCCAGCCCGCGACATGTGTCAAAAGGACGAAGAACTTGACACGCTGATGCACGTGCAGACGCATATCAAGTCGATAACGCACAGAAACAGCGGCGCGACATTAAAGGTCGTTGCGGCTGACTCGAACACGGTAGGCGGCAAGAAGTCGGTCGGCACGCTGGTCGATGAATTGTGGTTGTTTGGCAAGGTCGCAAGCGCTGAAAACATGCTGCGAGAAGCGGTAGGTGGTTTGGCATCACGGCCAGAAGGGTTTGTGATTTACCTGACAACACAGTCAGACGACCCGCCTGCAGGCGTATTCAAGCAAAAACTGCAATATGCCCGTGATGTTCGAGACGGCAAGATTGACGATCCTGGGTTTGTCCCTGTGATCTTTGAGCACCCGCCTGAAATGGTGGAGTCAGGCGCTTGTTTGCTGATGGAGAACCTTGCAATGGTTAACCCGAATCTGGGTTATTCCGTTGATCGAGCTTTCCTTGAGCGTGAGTTTAAGAAAGCAGAACTAGGCGGTCCGGAATCGTTGCGTGGGTTTCTTGCGAAGCATGGGAATGTTGAGCTAGGAATGAATCTCAGGTCCGACCGTTGGGCAGGTGCTGACTTCTGGGGGCAGCAAGCCACAGAAAAAGGTTTGACGCTTGATTCGCTTATCGATCGCAGTGATGTTGTTGATCTTGGAATCGACGGCGGCGGGCTTGACGACTTGCTTGGCTTATCAGCCATAGGCCGCGACAAAATCACGCGGCAGTGGCTGCTTTGGACTCACGCATGGGCGCATCCAAGCGTTATGGAACGCAGAAAAGACATTGCGCCGCGGCTGCATGACTTCGCCAAAGATGGTGATTTAACACTGGTTAAAGCCATTGGCGATGATGTGGCAGATGTTGCCGACATTGCAGCGCTTGTGAATGAATCAGGCAAATTGGACAAGATTGGCTGCGACCCCTCCGGATTGGGTGGCATCACTGAAGCTCTGATTGAAGCTGGTATACCGCCTGACAAGCTTATCGGCATCAGCCAGGGATGGCGCATGACGGGCGCGATAAAAACGGCAGAGCGCAAGTTGGCAGAAGGCGTAATGGTTCACGGCGGCCAGGCAATGATGGCTTGGTGCGCTGGGAATGCAAAAGTCGAACCACGCGGCAACGCAGTAATCATCACAAAACAAACGGCGGGATCAGCAAAGATCGACCCGCTAATGGCAATGTTTAACGCAGTGACGCTAATGTCGCTAAATCCTGAATCAGTCGGCAAATCATTCTGGGAAACCACCACTTGAAACACATCGCCTCTCACCTGCCAGATATTTTGATGGCAGGTGGGGCCGCTGCATTGACGACAGCAGCCGCAATGCTGCACCAGGCGGCGGGATTTGCCGTGGCTGGATGTTTCATGATGGCCGCTGGCATCATCACTGCAAAGGCTAAATAATGGGTTTTTTGAGCCGCGCTGTTGCTGAGCAAAAAAGCTACAGTACGCTTGATCTTTTCAAGGACATCTATGCAGGGCGCGGAGAAACCGCAACCGGGCGAAGTGTCAGCGTAAAAACAGCGCTGCAAGTGTCTACTGTTGTCGCTTGTGTGCGCGTGATTGGCGAAGGCATTGCTCAGGTGCCGCTGAAGTTGATTCAGGAAAGCAAAGACGGAAAGACTCGCCTACCGGCAAAAGATCATCCGCTTTACAACATCCTGGCATACCGTCCAAACAGCTATCAAACCAGCTTTGAATTCCGGGAAATGCTGGCTTGGCATGTGGTGCTTAACGGCAATTTCTTTGCCTTCAAGAATGTAGTGCTTGGACGGATATTCGAACTGATCCCATTTGACCCTGGCAGCGTGATTGTCAACCGTGCAGACAACGGCGTGCTGACATACGATGTCACAGCGCAGAGCGGCGCAATGCGGACATTCCCAGCAGAGGCTATCTGGCATGTGCGCGGCCCAAGCTGGAATAGTTGGATGGGCCTTGAGGCTGTGCAACTTGCCCGCGAGGCTATCGGCCTAGCCATGGCGACAGAGGAGCAGCACGCCAGAATGCATAAAAACGGCGTTCGCGCATCAGGCGTGTACTCAGTCGATGGCACTCTGAATCCTCAGCAATACAAGGACATGAAAGCCTGGATTGACAAGGAAATGGGCGGCGCGGCCAACGCTGGCAAGACGATGCTATTGGATCGCGGCGCAAAGTGGGCAACGACATCGCAGTCAGGCGTTGACAGCCAGCATTTGGAGACACGCAGGTATCAAGTAGAGGAAATTTGCCGATTTTTCCGAGTCATGCCGATCATGGTTGGCTACTCAGATAAGGCGGCGACTTACGCCAGCGCTGAACAGATGTTTTTGGCGCATGTGGTTCACACGATGTCACCTTGGTGGCAGCGCTTGGAACAGTCAATTGACGCAAATTTACTCACTGAAAAAGACAGAAAAGCAGGTTTTTACAGCCAATTTGTCGAAGAAGGCATGCTAAGGGGTGATTCTGCGGCGACAAGCGCATTCCTGACGCAGTTGACCACCAACGGCATCATGACGCGCAATGAGGCAAGGGCCAAATTGGACTTGAATCCGCTTGACGGCCTTGGAACGCCACTGACACCGGCAAACATGATCATCGGGACTGTAAATGCCTGATCCGGCAATTACAACATCGCAAAGCATCGAAAAGGAGCCAACAAATGGCAACAATTGACTTCCAATTTGAGCTAAAGGCGACCAGCGACAGCGGGACATTTGACGGCTATGGCAGCGTTTTTAATATCAAAGACTACGGCAATGACATCATTGTGCCTGGCGCATTCACCGACACATTGACGCAGCAAAAAGCAGCAGGTCGCATGCCTGCGATGCTTTGGCAGCACCGGCAAGATGAGCCAATCGGCGTTTATACGGCAATGTCAGAAGATGCTGTCGGACTAAAAGTATCAGGCCAGCTCGCATTGAAAACATCACGCGGGGCTGAGGCGTATGAGCTTATGAAAATGGGCGCGATTACCGGAATGTCAATCGGCTATCGGTCGAAAGAGGATAGCTATGACCGCACCACAGGCATTCGCACGCTCAAACGGGTTGACCTGTTGGAGTTGTCGCTTGTGACTTTCCCGATGAATGATGCCTCGCGCATCAGTTCTGTGAAAACAGCCATTGAAGCACTTGAAACCATTCGTGATGCCGAGACATTCCTGAGAGATTCTGGAATGTCTCGCACCGAAGCCGTGGCCTTTATTGGCCGCGTGAAAAGTCTTGGGCCGCGTGATGCGGGTGAAGACGATATGAAATCACTGCGCGATTCAATCATGAAAAGCAAACGGTTTTCATAGGCAATCTGCCACCCGCAACAAGCCACCTTTTCAGGTGGCTTTTTTTATTCCTGAAAGGAAAATCAAAATGTCCGACATTAACGAAATCAAGTCCCTGATTGAAAAACAGGGTGAAGCATGGACTGCATTTAAAGCAGCCAACGACCTTGCAATCCAGGCAAAAGCAGACGGTAAAGCTGTCGGTGATTTGGAGGCAAAAATCGCCGCAATGGGCGAAGCAATGGACTCATTTTCAGAGGCAAAAGCGCTGATCGAGACTGAAATTGCCAAGATGCAACGCCCTGGCGCTGGCTCTGAAGATAAGGAAATGTCCGCAGAAGTGAAGGGTTTCAACGCAACCATCCGCGCTGAATACCAAAGCAAAGGCAAGGTCGCGCCTGCACCTCTCGATTCTGCTGCTTATGGCGAATACAAGAGTGCATTTTTTAAGGTCGCCGCAGGCATTACCTTTGATTCGCTTTCCAGCGACGAACGCAAAGCCCTGTCTGCTGGGTCTGACCCGGACGGCGGTTATCTGTTGCCTGAATCTACCGTTGGCCGCATGGTCAGCAAGATTTACGAGCAATCTACCATGCGCCAACTGGCAAACGTGCAAACGATCAGTGGTGACAAGCTCGAGGGCATCATTGACAACAATGAAGCCGGTGCAGGCTGGGTTTCTGAATTGGGTGCCAGGTCAGATAGCACCACACCACAACTCGGCAAGTACGAAATCCAAGCGTTTGAAATGTACGCGATGCCAAAGATCAGCCAAAAGCTGATTGATGACGCGAGCACCAACGTAGAGGCTTGGTTGGCCGGCAAAGTTGCCGACAAGTTCGCTCGTGTCGAAGGCACCGCGTTCACAACTGGCACTGGCACTGGCCAGCCTCGCGGGTTGTTCGCGTACACCACAGCCGCAACTGCTGACGATACCCGCGCATGGGGCACGTTTGAACACGTCAAAACCGGCACTAATGGTGACTTCAACACCACCACCAAGGCTGACCCTTTGCTTGACCTGATTGGCGCATTCAAGGATGCCTACCTGCAGAATGCGAGCTTCCTGATGCGCCGGGAACTGCGTACCAAGATTCGCAAACTGCGCGGCGCAACCAGCGACCTCTACCTGTGGGAGCCGGGCCTTGCCATGGGCCAGCCTGACCGTCTGATGGGTTATCCCGTCAAGATTGATCAGTACGTCCCTGCACTGGCTACCGACTCTCTGTCGCTGGCTTTGGGTGACTTTAACGCTGCTTACACCATCGTTGATCGTATCGGCGTGCGCACCTTGCGCGACCCGTACACCGCCAAACCGTACATCGTGTTTTATTCCACGAAACGCTGCGGCGGCGGGGCCGTCAACTTTGAAGCTGTCAAGTTCCTGAAGCTCTCTGCCTAAACAACGCAAGCCGCCTAACCAGCGGCTTATTAACTCATAAAGGAACCATCATGGAAAACAACGACCTGTTCAACAGCATCAACCTCAAAAAAGGGATTGCACCTTACGATCATGCAACGGGCGATGCAGCCGTCAGCACGGACATCATCGACATGCAGCCCAACTCTTCGCTGACATTTGCGATTGCTACCGGCTCGCTCGCTGATGCAGACGCGACCTTTACCGTACTGGTTGAGGAAGGCGATGCGTCCAATCTGTCGGATGCAGCCGCAGTTGCTGATGCTGACTTGCTTGGCACCGAAGCGCTGGCCGCTCCGCTGTTCAGTGACGACAACAAGGTATTCAAAATTGGCTACAAGGGTATCAAGCGCTATGTTCGCCTGACCATCACCCCGGCCAATAACACCGGCGCGGCCCTCCTTTGCGTGATTGCAATCGTCACGCCGCGCCTGCTGCCTGCTGCTAATCCACCGGCCTAATAGCTCGATAGTGCCGCGTCATACGCCTGAGAAATCGGGCGTATCTCACAGCATTAACCAGCACCATAAATGAGCTTTATTTCTTTATCGCAAGCCAAGCAGCATCTGCGCATAGACGGCACTGCATCAGACGCTGACCTGTTGCCAAAGATAGAAGCTGCAGAGCGTAAGGCCATCGAATATCTGCAGTGCAATGTGTATGAGGATGATTCTGATTTAGCCGCTGCAATCGCTGCTGTACCTACGCAACTTGTGGCTGCAAAAGCCGCATACGACATAGCCTATGCTGCTGCAGTCGCTATTACAGATACAGACCTATCGCTGATCGAGGAAGCTCACGCAATGGCGGTTTACATGCGTGTCGTCTACGCGGCAACGCGCACACGGCAAGGCGTTGTAATCAATGATTTGATCATTGCAGCCATGCTGCTGATCGTCGGCTGGCTTTATGAGAATCGAGAAGATACCGGCGAATTGCCGCGTGCTGCGCAGGATTTGCTTAACCCATTTAGGTGCTACGCATGAAAGCCGGGCAACTGCGGCACAGGATTGATTTGCAGACGCGGATGGATAGCGTTGATTCTATTGGCCAGCCTTCGACATCGTGGACAAGCACCGCATTCTTGTGGGGCGATGTTCGCTACTTATCGGGCCTGAGCGCGATTAAAGCAGGCGCTGATACAAGCACAAGCAAGGTATCAATCCGAGTGCGCCACGGGGCATTTAACGCGGGTCAGCGGGTAGTTTACGGCAATGAAATCTTTGACATTCAGGCTGTGCAGCCGGATGGCAAGCGTGAATTTGTGGACTTAGTTTGTCAGGTGACGAATGCTGACGTTTGACTTTGATCAGCGCGGCCTTGATGCGCAAATTGATGCCATCAAAGCCAAAGCAGAAGCCGCTATCAGGCCAGCCGCGCAAGAAGGCGCTCAGGTGTATTACGACGCGGTGAAAGATGCTGCGCCAAAGTCAGAAAAAGGCCACTGGTTCCATGGGACATCCTACAAAACGTCCGGCAAGAAGTATTGGTTTGAATCCGGCTCGCTGAAAAACGCGGTCTATCAGGTCTATTCACAAAACCAGTCAAGCAAGACGAAGGCTGAATATCAAGTAGCTTGGAATCATCGAAAAGTGCCGTATGGATTCATGGTTGCATACGGCACAAAACGCGGCGCAAAGCCGAACGACTTTATCGGCAATGCTCGCAAATCAGTTGCAGCACTGGCCACTGAAGCCATGTTGCTCAAGTTCAGTCAGGCGATGCTATGACGGTTGAGTCGGACATCTTTACAACGCTGAAAGGCCTGGTAAGCAATCGCTGCTTTCCCGACTTTGCGCCGCTCGGAACGGCGCGGCCATTTCTGACATTTGAGCAAACCGGCGGCGATGCGCTGCACTTTATTGATGGTGCATTGCCAGACAAAAAGCATGGCCGATTTGAAATAGGCGTGTATGCAGACACAAGGGCGCAGTGCGCGTCTATTGCGCTGCAAGTGGAGGCTGCAATGGCGGCATCTACGGCATTTCAAAGCACAGCGATCCATGCTCCGATTAGCGACTATGCAAGCGACGTGATGATTTATTCAAGTACACAGAATTTCAGCGTTTTCAGCACCCGCTAGAAGGCGCTAAACCAACAAGAGGCCACCCGTAACACGGTGGCCTTTTTCATGCCCGGAAGGGCGCAACCAGCCGCTGCAATGCGGTTTTTTTTCGTCCAAAGGAAAACCATGTCTTTATATTTTGCCGAAGGCTCAAGCCAACAGTTCTCGCAAGCTTTTGCAGCCGCCAAAACCATCACCGCAGTTACCAATGCCAACCCAGCGGTCGCCACATCAGTTGCACACGGCTACACCACAGGCGATGAAATCCTGCTGACCTCCGGCTGGGAAGATGCGACAGACAGCGTTTACAAAATCACTGTTCTGACTGCTGACACTTTCAGCATTCTTGGCCTTGACACCACCAACACCGCATTTTTCCCGGCAACAACTGGCACTGGCACAGCGCAGAAAATCAGCGGTTGGGCAACCATTCCGCAGGTACTCACGATCAGCGGATCAGGTGGCGATGCACGGTTTACCGATGTGCAACTGCTGGCCAAGCGCAACTCATTGAAGATTCCTACTGGCTTCAACGCCGTTTCGGTCACTATGTCGCTTGCGCACGATCCGGCTCAGGCCAACTACATCACGTTGCTCGGTATCAGCCGCAATCTGTCCAAGTGCGCTTTCAAGCAAGTGGTTTCAGGCGGCGCTGTGACCTATGGCTATGGCTATTTCAGTGTGTCCGAAATGCCAAAACTCAATAACAACCAGGTCAACACCGTTGACGCTGCCATGTCTGTTATTGGCCGAGCTGTTAGCTACTAAGTCTCCATTTAGCCACTCTCGCAGTGGCTTTTTTATGCCCCTGGTCGCTCCAGATACGGGCTTTTTTAAAACAACGAAAGCACAATCATGGCAAGACTTATCCTCGGGAAAACGCCCGAAACATTTAAGCCGTTCAACGTCAAATTTACGTTGCCGGATGGCATTGAAGACGCAATCAAAGTCACCTTCAAATACAAAACGCGCAGCCAATTCGCTGCTTTCTTGAATGCGCTGTTTGCCGAATCTGGCGAAGCAAAGCCTGAAGAAGGCGCGAAGCCTGACTTTGAAGAACTGTTTAAAAAAGGCGGCGAAAAGACGGTTTCGCACTTGTCTCAAATCATTGTTGATTGGGACTTGGATGAACGGCCAACACCGGCAAATCTTGCGGCGTTGCATGACCAAGCGCCTGCTGCTGCTGCTGCCATTACCAGCGCCTACAGCGCGGCCTGCACAGAAGGCAAATTGGGAAACTGAGAGCCTGCGCAGCAGCAATTTACGCAAAGACGGATGCTGTTGAAGCAAACCCGTTTCTGGCGGCATTTGCAAATGTGCAGGCAGATCAATCGCTTGAAATATGGCCTGAAAACAAGCCAGCAATTGACTTGTTTATCAGCCTGTCAACGCAGTGGCGTATCGGAATGAACGGGCCAACAGGGCTTGATTACAACGTGCTTTTTACCCGCATGGATCGCATGAAATTGTCAGATCAAGATTACGACTGGCTGTTTGATGACATCCGCGTTATCGAAGCTGAAGCCTTGAAAACCATCAACAAAAAAGACTGATACAAATGGAAGATACCCAAATCAATGTCGGGATGAACGTCGATGGCGTTGTTTCCGGCGTTGAAAAAGGCAAGCGAAAAATCAGTGAATTAGGCGACTCTGCGCGTGCTGCTGGCAAGGGTACAGGCGCAATCGGTGATGGCATGGCTGGTGCGGCTCAGAAAGTTGAGTCAGCCACAAAAAACATGATCGGCTCAATCCAGCGCCAAACCGCTGCGATTGAAGCTGGCGACAAAGCAAGCCGGAAATATCAAGAATCGCTGGCGAAGATGCGCGGCATTGATGTTGCCACGCTGAAGCCTTACCTTGATCAGTTAGATGCAGCGAAGGCAAAGCAAGATGCCACAGCGACCAGCATGGCCACTCTGCGCTCTGCTGGCGCTGCTGCTGGGCTTGCTTTGGCGGCTGCTGCGGCAGGCTTGTCGGCATTCACAAAATCATCAATCGACAGCGCCGACGCGATGAACGACATGAGCCAACGTGTTGGCATCGCTGTCGGCGATCTTGCGAAGTACCAGCTTGCAGCCGAGCAATCCGGCACAAGCATGGAGGCTGTTGCCAAGGGAATTAAGGGCATGGCCGGCAACATGCTCGAACACGGCGCGGCGCTCAAAAAAGCCGGTATTGATGCAGCCACTGCTGACGTAGCAATGCAGCAACTTGCGGATGTTTTTGCCTCAATGCCAGATGGCATGGAAAAGACAACGCTCGCTGTAAAGCTGTTTGGCAAATCGGGCATGGATTTGATACCCATGCTAAATCTTGGCTCAAAAGGCCTCGCTGAAGCGGCTGAAAAATCAGCAGAATTTGCCGTGCAAATGGCCGCGCTTGCGCCGCTTGCGGATGCGTTTAACGACAACATGGCAGAGCTTGCGCTGTCGTCAAAAACCATCGGGCTGACGATGGCAAACCAGTTGATGCCTGTGCTGATGGCTGTATCTGGCGAAATGCTTGATTCCAAAAATGGTGCAAACTCGCTGGCCGAATCCTTTGGAAAAGGCCTGAGTGCAGCGATTGAAACCTCAATTGTTTTGCTGTCTGATCTGACGTTTGTATTCAAAGGTGTTGGCCGCGAAATGGGCGCATTGGCCGCTCAATACGTGGCCTTTATGAGCTTGGACTTCAGAGGCTTTACCGCCATTGGTGACGCAGTGAAGTTTGATGCTGAAAATGCCCGCAAGGAGCTTGATGCTTTCCAGGCGCGAGTTTTGGCAGCACGAAACATTGCAGCGCAGCCAATCGCCGGAACGTATGCTCAGCGCAGCGGTGTTGGCTACAAAGCACCAGCAGACGCAGCGGCATTGCTTGCCGCAGTAGGCGCAACAGAGAAAGTCGGCAAGGCTGCAAAATCAGCAACTGACGAATGGGCAAAACTTAACGACGAAATCTCAAAAGCAGGCGAGCTTGCAGCGGCTGAACTAAGCTCTGCTAGCGGTTTGTCTGCTGCTGACAAATACAGAATCAGCACGCTCGACAAACTGATTGATGCTTACCAAAGCGCCAAAATCAGCCTCGCTCAATACATCGACCTCGAAGCAAAGATGACCGATGTAGAGGGAATCAAACGCGCTGAAGAAGAAGCCAAAGCAGCGCTCAAAATCGCAGAAGATCGCGCCTCACTGCGCAAAAAAGAATACGAAGATGCAGCCGCGTTTGAGCTTGTTCAAACTGAGGCAAACAACGCATCAGTAAAAAGCGCACAAGATGCGCTCAAAGCGGCTCAGGATGAATATGCCCAGTACGGCCTGACAAAATCGCAGATAGCAGAAATCACCCTGCTGAAACTGCAAGATACGCTGGCGAGCACGACAAACGGCACGGCAAATTACAACGCAATCCAGCTACAAATTGACGCACAGCGCGAGCTTATCGGCGTGCTGCGGCAAAGTGAAGTACGCGATGCTGCTGTAAAGGCCGCAGACGAATGGAAGCGCACAAGCGAGAGTATTTCCGACAGCCTGACGGATGCATTTTTAAATGCTGCAAACAACGGCGAAAACGCATTTGAGAGCTTGAAAAAATCCGTTGAAAAAATGTTCAACGAGATGGTGCTAAAGCCAATCGTGCAAGCAGGCGTAAGCACCGTCATGGATGCTGTTGGCCTTGGTAGCACAACCAGTACAACCGGCGGAATCATGGGCATGGCCAACACTGCCAGCAGCCTTAACAGCATCTGGGGCGCTGGCAGCCAGCTACTCACAGGCGCATCAGTAGGCGCATCAAGCGCATCATTGATTGGCGCGAATGCTGTGGGCGCACTTGGGGGCGATGCACTTGGCACGCTCGCAGCACTCAATGGAGGCTGGTCTGGTGTTGCAGCCGGTACAACTGCGGCGGTTGAGGCTGGAACAGCAGCAGCAGGCGCAGAAGCTGTTGCGGCGGGCCTAAGCGCTACCGGCATTGGTGCAATCGCAGCTATCGCGGTGCTCGCCATCGCAGCAATGGGCAACAACAGCACGCCAAGCTATAACACTGGCGACAGCAACCTTACATTCAACCCTGACGGAACGCTAAAAACAACCAGCACAGAGCACGGCTACAGCACATCGTCACTCGCGTATGCCGCAGGCCTGCAAGATAGCTACACCAAGGCAGCAGAGGCGCTTGGCATCACGATGGCAGAGACAAACTTTGCCACAGGCAGCAATTCTGGCAAAGAGGCATCCGATCCGCAGGTTGTTTTCGCATCATCCGTAAACGGCCAAAGCTACCAAAGCGCTGAAACGCAAGCATCAGACGCGGCTGCAGTGGAGCTTGCAGCCAGCCGCGCAGTGTTCAACGCTTTGCAAGCCAGCGAGTTGCCGAAGTATTTAGCCGGTGCGTTCGACAGCATCACAGCGTCCACAGCCACGCAAGAGCAAATCACAGCGGCACTTGAAGGCGCTGAAGCACTCAAAGGCTTTCATGATCAGCTTCAGTTGCTGCCGTGGGACAGCCTAAAAGACTTGACTTACGCTGCTACGCAAGCGCTGGCGGATATGTCCGGTGGGCTTGATGCGCTGCAAACAAATCTTGGTACGTTTTACGAAAATTTCTACAGCGATGCAGAGAAAGTCTCGCTACTGACGGCAAACACATCAGGCGCATTTGCCGCGCTTGGAATCACCATGCCAGCCGTAGATTCTGGCCTGCGTGATTGGTATCGAACGCTCGTTGACTCGATCCTCGCGCTCGACCAATCAGACGCGGCCAACGCAGGCGCTACCGTCGCTGTGCTAGCTTTACAGGATGCTGTTGATGCACTCGCCCCAGCGTTTGAGGCAGCAGCCGCAGCCAGCCAAGAATGGCAAGATAAGCTTGATGTGCTCACCGGCAAAACAACCGAGCGTGCGCAACAGCTACAGGCAGATTTGGCCAGCGCAGCAGACGATGCAACTCGCGCACTGATCGAGCAGGTTTATGCACTTGAGGACATGGCCACAGCACAGCAGGCCGCGATGGATGCGGTCAGCGAATCAGTGCAGACGGCCAAAGATGCAGCGCAAGCAGCCTATGAGGATTTGTCGGCAGACATCCAGGCGGCGCTTGATCCGGTTGCAGAGAGCATCAGCAAACTGCAAACCTTGAGCAATGCACTGCAAACCACGCTGGATAGCATGGCCTTGGCAGGATCAGAGGGCAGCAACCGCCTGGCAGCGCAAGGGCAAATCAGCAGCGCACTCGACACCGCCCGCACCACCGGCGCATTGCCGCTTGATGGCCAGCTTGATGCGGCCCTGCGTACAGTCGCGCAGCCGTCTGAAAAGCTGTTTGCCACGTTTGAGGAATACGCCAGAGACTTTTACAAAACCGCCAACGACATTGCAGCATTGGGCGAGCTTACCGCTGGCCAACTTACAGCCGACGAAGTAACGCAAGATTTGCTAAAACAGCAGCTTTCGCAAGCAGAAACAGAATTTGAAGATCAAATCAAATACCTCGACGCGCAAGAGGTATCGGCACAGGCTCTGCTTGACGCTGCGAACGCAACGCTTGACGCAACCACCACAGGCGCATTGAGTGTTGTTGAGGCTATCACTGCGCTGCAAGAGGCCATGAAACCTGGCAGCACAGGCGGCAAAGCAGGCAGCACAGGCGGGGCAAATGGCATCATGGGTGACGCAGGCGATGTGTGGGGTACAGGCTACATCAATAACAACAAATCGCCTGACGACACAAGCTCATACTACGGCGGGTTTTTTGACGGCTACCTTAACAATGTGGACGCTGCCGAGGCCGTAGTTCAGGGCCTTGATTGGAGCGACCCCGCAGCCGCCATCAATCAGCTATGGCAAGCTCAGCAGTCGGCTGGCGATTCACTGAACAATGCCATTTTGAGTGCCGCATCTGGGTTTACGCCAGAGGAAATTGCCGCGATGTTTGAAACGCAAGGGCTGCAGAGTTTCGCAGTTGGCACAAACCGCATCCCGCGCGACATGATCGCGCAATTGCATGAGGGCGAGGCGATTGTCCCTGCGGCATACAACCCGGCAAACGGGGGATCGATGGTGGACAACGCGGAGGTGCTGGCCAAATTTGACGCAATGATTGCCCGCCTTGAACGTATCGAGGCCAGCAACAATGCCATCTCTGAGAGCTCCGCACGCACTGACAAAACCCTGGTGCGCGTGACTCGCGGAGGCGACCAGATGCAGGTCGGCAGTGACACCGCAACCGGGTCGGTACTCGCGCTATGACAGCAAAAACCATCGACCAGCTCGATACTTTTAGCGGCAGCGTTGGCAGCGCTTACGCTATTGTTAGATATGGCGGCGTGTCGTACAAAACACTAGTGTCCAACTTTTTCGGCGCAACAGGGCCAACTGGCGCAACAGGGCCGACAGGTGCCACTGGCCCTGCTGGGGCTAACGGCACAAACGGCACCAATGGGACAAACGGCACCAACGGCGCGGCGGCGACAATCGCAGTCGGCACCGTTACCAGCCTGGCGTATGGCGCAACGCCAACCATCACCAACACGGGCACATCAGCCGCCGCAGTCTTTAACTTCGGCATCCCGGCAGGGGCAAACGGCTCAGGCGTGCCTGTGGGTGGCACTACCGGACAGGTGCTGGCAAAAACAAGTAATGCCGATGGCGCAGTGGGTTGGACTGCTGTCAGCAGCTATACGCATCCGTCTGGTGATGGCAATCTGCATGTTCCAGCAACCAGCACCACAAACAACGGCAAGGTGCTCACAGCAGGCGCTACCGCTGGCAGCCTGAGTTGGACAACGCCAGCAACAGGGCGCAACGTATCCATCATCAGCACAAACACCACAGCAGTAAGCGGTACAACATACGTGCTGACTGCCTCACTCACGCTCACGCTGCCCACATCACCGTCTGTAAATGCTGCTGTTGGCTTTGTGAATATGTCCGGCACAACCGCATGCGTTATTGGGCGCGGCGGTCAAAACATCATGGGGGCCGCTGGCGACATGGCGATTGACACAGCTTATGGTTATGGCCTGCTGGTGTTTGCAGATGCCACGAGAGGATGGGTGCTTGCATGTACTGCCTAAAACCAATCCCGATCACCGATGCGCTGCTGACAAGCAGTACCGTGCCGGACGTTGACACAGGCGAAACCGCATGGGTATCGGGCACAACCTATGCGGCAACTGATGTACGCACTTACAACAAGCGCAAATACGAGCGCCTTGTCGGTGGCGCTGGAACAACTGCACCTGATGCCGATGCAAACAACTGGCTTGATGTTGGCAGCACCAACAAATGGGCGATGTTTGATAACTTGCGCAGCACGGGCACATCCAAAACCGGCCCCATGACAGTCGTCATCACGCCCGCTCAGCGTATCACCGCATTGGCTTTGATGCGCCTTGAGACTACCAGTGTTAGCGTGACAGTAGTCGCCAGCGGTGAGACTGTTTACAGCACCACCAGATCAACACTAGACCGCAGCCCGACAACCTGGTCAACCTACTTTTTTGGAAGCTTTCGCTACCAATCAAACTTATTGATTTTTGACCTGCCGCCGTATGCCGGTGCCGTTGTCACCATCACATTCAATAACACCATCATCGACGCGTTGGCTACTTGCGGCGCTTGCATTATCGGCACTCCTGTCTTTGTCGGTAAAGCAGTCCACACAGCCATCAGCACAGCGCTGAATTTTTCAACTGTCGAGCGCGACACGTTTGGCAACGTCACGCTGATCCCGCGCCGGTCAGTCCCCCGCACCAACCAAGTTACATGGGTTGACAAGGCGCTTGTCAACTCGCTAATCGACCTGCGCACAGACATCAATGCCGTGCCATGTGTCTGGTCTGGCTTGGACGATAAAAGCACAGATAGCTATTTTGATGCTGTGTTGATCCTTGGAATTTACGAGGAATTTCAAATCGAACTGGCCAACGCCTACAGCGCAAAAGTCACACTACAACTGCAAGAGGTATAGCACATGGCCATCACCACACCAGTAGCCAGCACAGCGCTACCAACGCCGCCAAGCACAGCCAGCCCGGCAACATTTGATGCACGAGCTGATGCGTTTTTAGGTGCATTGCCAACATTCCAAACGCAAGAAAACACACTTGCGACAACGAATTACAACAATGCGCTCGAGGCTCAGGCCAGTGCAACCACGGCAACCAACGCCGCTGGCAGTGCAGCAGCATCAGCGCTTGCCGCGCAAACCGCAGCAGGTGCCCCAATCTGGGTGTCTGCTGCATCCTACGTAACGCCCAACGCTGTACTGAGTCCTAGCAATTATCGTGTGTATCGCTGCATCTTGGCAACGTCCGGCACCACCGACCCGAGCCTTGACCCGACGCACTGGCGGGGTGTTGACACCGGCCTGGCAGTAGTCGTCGTCAGCGGCACATCGGTGTCGGCTGTCGCGGGTGTGCAGTACGTGCTGACCAACGT